CCGATGACCGCGGCTCGTAACGCCGTTAGGGATAATGGTAATAAATATCCCGATTTTGTGTCCGTGTGGTACGGGCCCGACGAAACCACCTACATAAATGAGATAGGTGGGCTCCAGTACCATGCCGATACCGCTGATAAAATGGTTCCTATCGGGTTTTTTGAAGTGAGAAAAAATTCCGTAAAGCCATCAAATGATGAGCGTTACACTCATTCACAATTCATGGACGATAACCTAAAAAACTTTGTTGCGTCGTTTGAACGATGGAATGATGAACAAAAACAATAGTTTAGAGAGCGCGGCCCACGGGTCGCGCTTTTTAGTTACGCGTAACACTATATAGGCTCAAAAAATAAAAAAATATTTTTGAGTAAAAGTAAGCGTTACAAGCGTTACAGCGTTACACTGTATATTAAAGGTATGAAAAACATAATATTTTTTTGTAACGCAGTAGTGTAACGCTATTAAAACAAGGTCGTTACACTTTCTTAAACAAGAAAACGGCCTTATTGGCTGGGATTTTGGTTTTTTATAAAAATATTTTTTGCTCTATATAGTGTAATGCGTTACTAATGTTTGAACGTGACCTTTTTAACGGGGTAATTATGGCAAGAATAGCGGCGGGTAAGATAACCGGTAAACCCAGAGAACGTCGAGGCAGACCACCGGCTGGCGTAGACCAGCCCCTGACCCGTAAACAGGAACTCTTTGTAAAAGAACTGGTGAGTAAAGACGGGCAGATTACACTGCGCGAGGCGGCCATAAATGCTGGATATGCAGTAACGTCTGCACATAGCAGGGCTTATGAACTGACTAACCCGCATATATCGCCCCATGTCGTGGCGGCCATACAGTCTTATCGGCGGGAACTTGATGAAAAATATGGCATCACGTTTCACCGGCACGTTAGGGATTTGCAGAACATAAGGGATTTGGCTTTGCAGAACGGCGCATACAGTGCCGCCGTACAGGCTGAATATCGAAGGGGACAAGCGCAGGGGGACATATACGTCAACAAATCAGAAATCCGTCATGGCTCTATCGACAGTATGAGTAAAGAGGATGTTTTGAAAGCCCTAGAGGAACTCAAGCAAAGCTATGCCCCAGTCACAATCAACATCACGCCGGAAGATGAAAACCCCAGCAATCGCAACAAAGCGAGAAAGCGGCTTTTACAAGCAGATAAAGGAAGCGGCGCAGAGGTCGAAGCGGAAGTTTCTGCTGACGCGGATTGAAAATTATGTTGGAGCCGGAATACCAGACTTGCTTATATGTGACGAGTTTGGTGTGTTTCATTTTGTGGAGCTTAAATTTCTGACAAGCAATGGCGTTACGTTACAGCCGTCACAAGTGGCGTGGCTATCCCGTCACCAGCATAGCCCGTCATGGATATTGATTAAGAAACAGAACAAGCCGACAGATGATCCGGAAATGTTTTTGTATCCCGCCAGCGCGGCGGTTGATTTGAAAATGGACGGCTTACAATCCGTCGAGCCGATACACCACCAGAAAGGCAAATTTAATTGGGATGTAATTTTTGACTTGATTTGTCCCAGATAATCCTATATGTAGGGGCATCGTTAATTACTACGGGAGTTATGAACGATGTTGGAATTATCCAATTTTGAAAAAGGTTTTTTGACCGCACACTTTGAAGCGCACTTGCGCTTTGAGGATTATCGTTGTCAGGGCAATGCTTGGTATGAGCATCTTGACGATGAAATGGAATGGGTAGGTGTACAGGTTTTGGGCAGAATGTTTGATATCTGTATTTACTTTGCAGAAAAGCCGGACCCTCAATATCCACAAGATTTAGTCGCCGTGGTTTATGAATGCCACCCTGATGCTAAAGGTGAGTATCACACCAACGTGAAGAACCAGTGGTTTTTAAAAGAGGTGAGCCATGACTGATAATTTTATAAAACAAAAAGTAGTTTTCGTGAATGTTAAAATTATTGTCAAACCTGATGCAGATATACAGGAAATTATATCAGAATGCGATTATGAATTTATCCACGATGATATTGTTGAAACTGAAATAGTAGACTTTAACGGCTAAAATTACTACGGGAGTTATGAACGATGAGTGAAGATCAATCAAATAATTTTTTTAATCTTGAGGATTTGATTAACACCCTGAGAGCTAATAACGCTCTGGGATTGAAGCGGGTCCATGATGGCACTGATAATGAAGGCACTGTGTCTGATTTACTACATGATGTGGGTTATGCCCTGTATGAATTGGGCGGCTTGGATAAAGTGGATTGGGATAACTTGCGGAATAGCTTGGGGCATAAGCGATGAAAAAATATAACAGCGTTTTAACCTTGTCTTTTTCTGTAGACCATGACGAGTTAAACGGGTCCGATATAACGCCGGAAATGTTGCGAGAGGGACTAAACCGGCGTTTATCTGCAATGGATGATCAGGAATTATTTGAAGCCGCCACCGGCTGTTTTAAGGATGGTTGTGATTATCTTGACGACACTATTGAAAACTAGCACGGGAGATTGCGAACTAATGTTTATATTTTCTATTATTGGCCGGTTGTTATATGGGCCGGACTGGGAAAAGCGGACGCGATATGTAAGCCGCCGTCGAAGATAAAATTTTAAAAAATACTAGGCCCCGTCGATACATCTTGACGGGGCTTTGTTTGTCCACTATATAAGACAAATCTTATAAAACACGGGAGATTAAATTGGATATTGATTATGACGCTATATATAACGCCGTCGATAAAATTTCTAAAATTTCGGATGAAACTGAAATAAAAAATATTTTGGATAGCTTGGGATCTATTGAGCGTATGAAACTGAAAGAAATTGTTGGGCGTGTTGCCCTAATCCGCGACTAAATACTAGGCCCCGTCAATATATCTTGACGGGGCTTTGTTTGTTCTATATATGGGATAAATCGCATTAACTACGGGAAATAGAAAAAATGCTTAAAACTGTTAAAAATTCAACAGCCAATAAAACAGCGGGCTTGGCCGTTACATATAGGGCGGGCAAGGCTAACAATTTTGGAACTTGCCCCGCCGATTGCAAACTAAATGATAGCGGGCGCGGGTGTGGTGCCGGTCAAATAGATTTTGAATATCTTGACGCCGTGCTAGATGCCAAGCCACGGCGCGGGGAAAGTTTCACCTATTCACATTTTCACCCGTTATATTGGGCGCAAAAACTGGCCCCAAACAAAACCACAATAAATTATTCCGCCGATAATTTGTCGGAAGCCGTGCAAATTGTGAAAAACAAAATTGCGCCGGTTGTAACAGTCGTTAAAAAATCATTTTGGAAAAATGGCAAAAACGCAACCGCCGACGGGGTGCGTGTCATTAGATGCCCCGCCGAATATTTAGAAAATTTAGGTTGCGTCAATTGCGGCAACGGCCAGCCGTTATGCGCCCGCCTTGATCGTGATTATATCGTCGGGTTTACTGGCCACGGGGCTAGCAAAAAGAAAATAGAAAATGAACAGCGCGGCGGGTGTTATGCCGCGGGGGGCAATGTTGCTATTCATTGGCGGGCAACCGCCGGACAAGAACAAGAACAAACCGACGGGGACCGGTTGCGGGCTTTTGTCAAAACATTATCGCCCCGCGCCATTATCCGGCACCACGTCGCGGGTGATATAGGGGCCGAATAGAAATTTTAGAAAATTCTAATTGCATAAAATCGCATATTATGGTAACACAATCACCGGCGGCGCGTTTTGCCCGCCGGTTTTTTAACTTTTACGGGAAAATGAAGCCATGACTTACACAATCGAAAATTCGAACAATATGATGCAAATTGACGGCCAGCCGCAAAATGGCATATTAGGTGCTAACCAAGGCCCCCGCCATGAAAAGCACTCAATCGAAAATAACAAGAGTTCGCTTCGAAACTTGCTGTTAAAGGTGCAGGATCAGCACGCCCGCGCCGCCGATTATCTAGCCCCGACGCACGACTTGCAGAAAATCACGTCGGACAATGGGCGGCCCCAAGTTGTGATTGAACAACGCGGCGGGGAACCCACCAAAATTTTTGACATTAACGACGTGGCTTTCACTCAAATCGCTGGCCATGCGGAAATAGAAGCGAGAACGGCCCGCAAATTGCAAGCCGAATATTCGCCGGAGTTTGACGCGCTCATAAATGCAATTTGGCAAAAAAAGCCAGCCGTCCGGATGTTAAGAACGCACGACTCAGCAAATCCCGACGTTGTAACCAACGGCTATTTGCGGGCTTTTGTTTCGGACAAGTTTAAGACTTTCGACAATATCAATCTGTTGCAATCGGCGTTGCCGCAATTGATGGACAACCCCGCCGCGTTTCAAGTTGTAAATGCTGACGTAACCGACAAGCGGCTATATTTGCGGCTTAAATC